CCGCGTCGCGGGCGGAGCGGAGCCGGCCCTCGTTCGCCGCGGACAGCGTGCGGCCGCGCTTACTGATCGCGAGGACCAGGTCCACGGCCCGCGTGGTCACGGTCAGGTCCGCCGCCGGTACGGCCGCCGCGCTGACCGTGACGGATGGCGCCTTGAGCAGGGTAAACACGGCCTGTGCCTGCGCCTTGGGAATCCACAGGCCCGGCTCGAGGCCGTCCAGGACGCGCTCGGCCCAGGTCTTGAGCGGCGCCATGTCCACGCCGGCCGCCTTGGCGTCTAACAGGGCCTCCGGATTGCTCGGCACAGGAACAACCGAAAACTCCAGTAACTCCTGCTCGAGGAAATCAATCCCGCGCCGTTCCTCGTTCAATACGTATTTCGAAGGCCGGAAACCTACGGATGTGGCCTTTAAGAATCCGCCCTTGAGCAACTGGAAAATCGTTTCCGCGAACGGGTAGACCTCGGCCGGCACGAACAGGGCGGAGGCCTTGAGCACGCCGGCGCCGGCCTTGATACTCTCGGCCCTGGCGATCGGTGGCTCGTAATAGCTATGACTCCAGAGGACGACGGGATTCCGCCGATAGTTCTCGAGGTTCCATCCTTCGACGGCCAGCGTGTCGCGGTCGCGGTCTACGGCTCCGGTTGAGATAACGAAGGAGATTTCACGCGAGGCGTTTCCGCCGCCGGCCTTGACGGAGTCGGCGACGAATTGCTTTCGGAGGACCGTGTCGGCGGGGACCTCGCCTGACGCGGCTTGCGCCCGCCAGGTTTCGAGGTCTGTATGGGCGGGTGAGCCGTGACCCAAAGTTAGCGCCTTGCTAACCAGGGCGCGCGCGGGTCTTCTGGCGGAAGCTTTGAAACTGGAGAACGTCTGTTGCTTAGTGGATACTAAGTCGTCCGGCTTGTCAACGGTTTTCTACGGCCCTCGAGCAATGGGCGGAACGACACGGCGCGGCCGTCTTTGAAATCGAATTCCACCATGACACGCGCGCTTCCGCCTGTGACGCGGAGAACGAGCGCCGTCCATTCCTCTACCGCCCGGATAACCTCCGGGTCGCGGATAGGATGGATCAATCGGTTCGGGCCTTCGTGGTCGGCAGGGTCGGCATTGTCGTCGTGACAACGAACGACGGCGGACACGGCGCGTAAGTCGGCCAGGGTGGCGGCGGCGGCCAATACAGGTATAGCGGCGCGAACGGATCCGGGCCGCGCCCGCAATGGTGACAATAGCCGCAGTGTGGACAGGGTCCTATCATAGCCGCCTCCCTTCTAGGCCGCGGGCGGCGCCGGCGCCGGGTCCTCGGCCATGGGCGGACGGCCGCCGGCCGCCGCGGGCCTGGTCGTCGCGTCCGCCGGGTCTTCTGTTGCGTAGCTATTGAGCGGCAACACAAAGACGTTTCCGCCCGGAAGCGGCTCTAAACCTTGAAGGGCGCGCCACTCATTGATCAGTAAGGAATAAGGCGCCGCCTTCGCCGCATTCAATTGATATTCTTTGTCTTCGGCCACGGGAGAATCACAAGTCAGGATGCCGCGATCGTCGTATTCGTCAACGATCCTCTGCAAGAATCCGCGGAGCCGTTCAACCTTTGGCCAGACGACCCAGCGCGTAAACAGATACTCCGCGGCTTCGATCGTGGCGCGGTTGCTGTTCTCCACGATTCCGAAAAGCTCCGGCGGCACGCCCCAGGTCTGCAGGATGATATCCCTTTGAATCTTCCGGAGGCCGGGATAGACGAGCTGTTCCATGGTCGGCTTTTGGAATTCGTGCACGTAGTCGGACGCGCGGGCCTTGTCGCCGCCGAGCATAAAGTACGGCTTATGCGCGCGCCAGAATCCTTGTAGCCGGTTGACCCAGTCACGCTCGAGGCGCCGCAGCTCGGCGTCCGACGACCCGCCGATAAACAGGAAGTCGGGCCGGGCCTGGTTGAAAAAGAGTTGCTTCGCCATTTTCGCGGCGTACTCGTCAACCTCTAGCTCGTCGCCCAACGACCAGCCGATACCGGAGCCGCGGCCGTAAGGATCCGCCGCCGCCGGCTCATGGAACCAGACGACCTCCGATTCTGGAATGAGGACCTGCCACGTCCGCCAGGCCACGCGGAACGAGGGCCGGCTCGAGGTCGGATGCTCCATTATCCAATGCGGCGGCACAGGCCAGAAGCCGACCGGCACGCCGAGCGGTCCACGTTGCTTGATCCAATACGCGGCGCCGACCAGGTCAAGGTGAAGCTCGGTCAGTTTCGTTATCGAGGTCCGGGTCATGAAAGGATTAGGCCGTTCCATGGCCGCATAGAACGGATGGTCCGGCGGCGCCTCGCGAAGTTGACCGGCCTTGCGCAGGGCGCCCAACAGGGCCGCCCGCCTCGGCGCGCCGGCGCCCTTCGCCTGCGGCAGGCGCGTCGCCTTCCCGTATTCGTCCACGCCGAAAACGATTTCCCATTCCGTGCACGCGACGGCGGAGCCGACCTTGTCGCCCACGGCGCGAAGCCAGGGCATTGATTCGTGCCCCTCGAGCAGGTCTTCCGTGCCGAGGTCCGGCGGCGCGCCTGACGAGGATGGATAGATCGCCGGCAGCATGGCGTAAGGACTGCGGGCGCCGCCGAACAGGCCGGCCTTGACACGGCTCCAGACAGACATTGGATTGCCGCCTTTCAAACGCCGCAAACGCCGTGGCACTCGTTGCCGAAATTGAAGTCTAAGGACTGTTGCTTATCCCGCTCGCGCGCCATGGCTTCGAAGTCTACCAACCGTAGCGGAATAAGTTGACGGTGCAAGAATACCTTTCCCTTGATGCCTGACTTTGACATGTCCCGTATCGCGTCGTCGAGCGCCGCCGCGCGCTCAAACTCTATCGGATGGTCCGTTTTGAGCATTGACCAATAGGCGTCGGAATGGAACGGACAAAAGACACAGGCCGATTTCTGCGGCTCCGGTAGGCCGGCATCCGCGAGAATCCGGACACAATCCAGCCGGCGAAGGCCGGCGTCCACCAGCGGCCACGCGTGCACCATCCACGGCGTCCGGGCCGGTTTCATTCGTTGCGCTTCCTCACGTGAAATTCCGATCAGGCCGAGCGCCGTGGCCGGCGGAATACGCTGCCTCTTGACGAAGCCGAGCAGGCCGCGGACGTGCCGCTCTATTGGCTCGATTTTGTATTCACGCGTACATTGCCGGCGGAGAATAGCCGGCCTGCCGTCGCGGCCCATGGTAAACGCCGGTATCGCCGCGAACTGGGTCCGGCCGCCCTTGTGTCGGTCGACGACGTCCGCGCTAATACAACCGGCCGTGACAGTATCGACCCGGATTCCATGCGGCGCGGCCCACGCGCGGAGCCGGTCGACCTGTTCGTAAACCCATGCCGGCTCGTCGCCCGTGTCGGCGAATATGGCCACGGTCGCCTTTGGGCAATCGTACAAACCAAGGGCGGAACAGACCAGGAGCGCGCTAGACTGCGCGCCGGCGCCGAGGCTTAGATACGTCAGGCGTGGCATGGTCATATCATCCGCAGGCCTGACGGCCGTTGCTTGAGCTTCAGTTCCGTAACCAGGTGGACAAGGGCGTCCAGCCGGTTCGGCGATTTCTTTGCGCTCGGCTCCCATGACACCAGCTCGTCCTCGAGGGCGGCGAGCCGGTCCGCCGACCGGACGTCAATGACATGATGGATCTTACCCTGCTCGTAAAGAGCGGCCACAGGCCCGGCGCGCTGTGCCTTGTCCACGGCGGCGTGTATCTCGATCCATTTCACCTTACGATCCGGGTCCACCAGGGCGATTGTGTCCTTGACCACGTGTCCGCGCTTTTCCGTCTGGACGGCCGTAACCTCGATAACAATGCCGTCCGCCCGGACCTCGTTATGGAGCGCCAGGGCGGCCTTCGCCCAGGTCAGCGGCGACGCCTGGAGCGAACGGTCTTCCCAGACGTAGACTTCGCCGTCCGTGCCGAGGCCTCCGGCAATGATGCCGGCGCCGTCGCCCGTGCCCTCGTCCGCGTGGCTCGGGTCAACAGCGACCAGGACTCTAGCCAGCGTAGGCACTCCTGTAACTCGGAACGGCTCAATATGCTCGATTTTGAAGAGAGCGCCCTCGACGTCGTCAAGGATAATGCCGCGCCTTTCCTGCGCCTCGAGCGTCGTGCCGCCATAGTTATCCGTCAGGTCCGCCAGGAAGGAAGCGGCCAGGTTAGCCGCGTTCCGGTCGGTTGACCATTGGCGAACAACGGTATTTTCCCGCGGCCACCATTCCGCCGGATCGCCCTGTGCGGGCGCTAGAGGGCGGCGGCCGTTGACCCGCTTGCCAAGGGTCAGGTCCTTGACTATCTCCGCCCCACGGCCGACACGGCGCGGCGTGGTGGTCACCAGGAGCTGAGGCGTGAGGCCCAGGCGGCAGGCGAGGACGATGTTTTCCCATGCCGTGATTTTCCCGGACACGCCGCGCGGGTCGCGCCATTTGCCTAGCTCGTCCGCCCATACGAAATGGAGGTTGGCGCCGCGGGTCTGCTCCGGCTCGTCGGCGGAGTAGAGAATCGCGATCGATCCATTCGGCCAGGTGATACGCCGCTTTGACGGTTCGAACCGAGGGCGGAAGTCGGGCCGCGCGCAGGCCAGGATGCCGGACTGCGGGTCCTCTACCATGACGTCGCGGACGTCGCCCTTAGTCGAGCTGATCAGGCCGACGCGGCAACCGGGATTCTCTTCCGCCTTGTCGTTGACCCATTCGGCGCCGGTCCGGGTCTTCCCGCCGCCGCGCCCTGATATGCAAATCCAAAAGCGCCACGGGCCGGCCGGCGCGAGCTGTTCCGGGCGCGCCCAGTTTGACCAGGCGTAACGCTCCGCCAGGTACAGAGCATTGGCGTCGTCTTCGGACAGCTCCGCCAGGACGTCCTCGAGGGCGTCCGGCGGCAGGCCCGCCAGGAACGGCAGGACCTCGCCGTGTTCCGGAAAAGCCGGCGCCGCGCTCAGTGGAGGACCCGGCTACCCTGCGGCCAATGCCAGACGCCGAGGGCGCCCAGCAGCCACAGGAAAACGACCACGGCCGCCACGATATAGAGAATGTTCCGCAGGCCCGGATCCATGTTGATCCGATTCAAAAGCCAGAACAGGGCGGCGACGGCCAGGACGAGAAGGATAAGAGAGAGCGGGTCCATGGGTCAGGCCTCCATTTAAGGCGACTAATCCGGCGCCGGGAATGCGGCTTTCCGCCGCGCTTCCGCCGCGCGCAACTTGCGCGCGCATGATTCCAGCGTGACGGCCCAGCGTTCCATCGTGCCGTTTAAGTGAAACTCGTCGTTGATGCTCTCGCGCCCCCAATGTCCATCGATCAATTCGTCTACCGCGTCGTCAAGCGTGCAATCCGCGACAACGACATGGGGATATAGCTCCGAGTCGGTTGCGTCTACCTCCGCCATGTAATCCGCGATGGCGCCGCAGTCAACCTCGTCCAGGTAAACCTCCATCCTCTGTCCGTCCGGCTGAAGCCATACCTCCGCTAGATACTTCAGCTTGTTCTCCTGCTCCTCCTGATCCTCCCGCCACGGCGGCGCCACAATAACGGCCTGCTCCTGGTCGGCCTTGGCCATGTCTTCGAGCGTGACTTCGTCGGTCAAGCAATTTCCTCGATATTGTCCGGGTCTTTTTGCTTTTCGGTCGCGAGAAGAC